GAGGGATAATATTGGGGGAATTGATTTATTGGGGACGGGGGAAATTTTCTGGATAATAATTTGTGGGAAGTGGAGGGTAATTTTTTGTAGGAAATTCTGGGTAGAAAAGGAGTGGAAAAAGTGGGAGGGTATTTTTTTTATGAGAGGGAGAGCGAAATAAGTATTGACATACTTGACGCGATAGATACAGACCCAGTGACTTATGGATAACCAAGAGAAATTTGGGGTGGGCGGGCTGGAGGGGATGAGCGACGAGATGTTGGTGCGCGAGGTGTTCACGCGGGGGCATTTCTTCTGGGAGGGTGTTGAGGCGATGTGGAACAGGGCGAGCGAGAAGATCGCCGAGGGAGGGGTTTTGGACGTGGCAGGAAAAGAAACTGATGGAGGAAGTCGCATGAGCACAACCGCCGCCACCGCCGATCAGCAAACCGCGAAAGACGAAAGACGAGAGTCGATTTACCCGCTGGTTTGGCGATGGAAAAGGCGCCTAGGCGACCGCAATGGCCAACGCTGTCGGATTTTGGCACGCGGGAAAATGAACACCGTTGAGGTTGAATTTGAGGATGGATTCCGAGCCTTCACTAGCGGTAACGCCTTGAGAAAGCTCGCCCCGCCGATCGAAAGCGCAAAGGAGCCCTAATGCCGCTGCTGAATTACACGACCACCGTTCCAACCTTCCGCACGATCGCCGAGGTACAGCAGGCGCTTGTGAAGGCGAAAGCACAGGCGATTCTCTCTGAGTACGACGCTGGAGGGAACGTCACGGCCATCAGCTTCAAGGTCGTTACCCAATGCGGTATCATGGCGTTTAAGCTCCCGTGCGATGTTCAGAAGGTCTGCGCCGTTCTCAACCGGGCCGTCAGGGAAGGCAAAGTTCCGCGCAGGCTTCTCAACGATTCTGACTATGCGCGGCGCGTTGCGTGGAGGATATTGAAAGACTGGATAGAGGCGCAAATGGCCCTGATCGAAACCGAGATGGCCACTCTGGACCAAGTATTCCTGCCCTACGCGCACACTGAAACAGGAGAAACCCTATACCAGCGAATGATCGAATCGAAATTCAAGGGACTGCAAATCGAAGGGCCAAAGGAAACGAGGGCTGAATGAGTTTATGAGCACACCAACCCAAGGACCAGCCATGACCGCGAAACCGCAGGGAAAGGCTTTCGAGCCTTGTCTCTGCGACGGCTGGCCATCGGCTCACCTACAAACAACTAACGGCGTGAATCACCACCTCGAAATTCTGGACAAGATTGCCGATACGGTCCTCGCCTATCGCCCAAAGCCCATGAACGAATTTAACCATGCCATAAATCAGGGGAGCGAGATTTATGTCGATTCTAGGGAGATCGCCAAGCTGTTCGGAATCCAGCACAAGAATCTTCTAGACCAGATTTACAAAAATGAAGAGTCGTTGACTCAGCTAGGACAACTCGCGTTTGAAACGCTAGTTGGCAAGAGAGCGCAACTTACGTCAGGAAATCCGCAAAAGTTCGCTTGGCTCAACTTTGACCAGATTGCGTTGCTCCTAACCCTGAGTAAACCGAATGCGGCAACTCGCGAATACCGACTCCGCCTCGTCATCGCGTTCCGCAACGCTCGCCAGAAACTGCGGCCGGTCGATACCCTTCTCCTTTCTATCCCTGAAAAATGGAAAAAAACATTCAAGGATGAGTTCTACATCTCGCTGCTTCGCCTCTATGGTGATTCATTCAAAGCTAGCAGGAACAAACCAAGTTGGGTTGGTAAGTGGACGAACCGATTTATCTATGAGCCGATTTTTTCCGGACTTCCCTCTGAATTAAAAGCGAAGAGGGCGCAGTATTCCTCTGATTCTGGAAAAGACGCAGAATGGATGAGACTGCATCAATTCATTGAGGAAAACGCCAAAGAGGAATTGCGGGATCACCTCAGCAAGATCACGGGATTTTTGCAGATCGCCAAGAGTCGCCAGGATTTCATCGAATCCTTTGTCGCGCTCTTTGGGGGCGGGAAACAGCAAAAATGGGATGAGTTCGACGATGCAATTGAGTGATACGCCATGCCTAGCACACTTCACCAAAGTCTCCTGCGCGTGGCGAGCCGGCACAAGTTTTCAACAGTATTGGCCGATCCGCCATGGCAGTTCCAGAATCGTACCGGAAAGATCGCGCCTGAACACCGTCGTCTAAATCGGTATTGCACTATGAATCTTAGTGATATCAAGGCGATGCCGGTGGCTTCGGTCCTGACTGAAACCGCCCATTTGTATCTGTGGGTTCCCAATGCCCTTTTGCCAGAGGGTCTTGAAACACTTCGCGCATGGGGGTTCCAATACAAGAGCAACATCGTCTGGCACAAAGTCAGAAAGGACGGCGGACCAGACGGGCGCGGTGTAGGCTTCTATTTTCGCAACACCACGGAATTAGTCTTATTCGGCGTTCGCGGCAAGAACGCTCGGACGCTCGCTCCAGGACGCCGACAGGTAAACATCATCAGGACTATGAAGCGGGAGCATTCGCGGAAGCCCGATGAGATTTACGATGTTATCGAGGCATGCAGCCCCGGCCCGTATCTTGAACTGTTTGCGCGTGGCCCCCGCCCGCGATGGTCTGTATGGGGCGATCAGGCAGATGCCTATTATCCGACGTGGGACACCTACGCCAACCACTCGCAATCCGCCAAACTCAAGTCGGCATGACCGTCTCAATCATCAACGTAGAGACGCCGGGAGGGCTAAAAACTTATGAAAACCCTATTCAAGACGCTGGCAAATGGTCTCAAGTCAGCGCACGGCAACTGCGCTTGGAAAATTGGCGAGTGGAAGCAAGTCAAGGGCAAGCCAGTCCTTTGCGAGAACGGCTTTCATTGCAGCGAGCGAGTGCTGGACGCGATGGGCTATATTTGGACCGCATTCATTGCGAGAGTCGAAGTCGCTGGAGAAAGTCTAGCCCAAGCTGACAAGAGCGTGCATCAGAAGATGCGGCTGGTCGAAGTCTGGGAATGGAAGAAGGAGGACTCGGTTTCTCTTGCCATCTTCGCGGCGAAACTGGTCATTGGAATTTACGAGAAGAAATACCCCGGCGAGGATCGCCCGAGAGAGGCAATTGAGGCCGCAAAGAAGTGGCTGGCTGATCCGACTGAGAAAAATAGCGCGGCGGCTTACGCGGCGGCTAACGCGGCTTACGCGGCGGCTCACGCGGCGGCTAGCGCGGCGGCTTACGCGGCGGCTAACGCGGCTTACGCGGCGGCTCACGCGGCTAACGCGGCTCACGCGGCTTACGCGGCGGCTAACGCGGCGGCTAGCGCGGCGGCTAACGCGGCGGCTAACGCGGCGGCTTTAGAAGCCACCCTATCCAAGATCGAGGCGTGGATTCAAAAAAGACTATCAGAGAAAACACCCATCACCGGGAGGGCCAAATAACTTAGGCGAGTATCCCATTGCGACACGTAAATTATGAAACGACTCCGATACCTACGTCTCCTTGAAGGCGAAACGGAAACAATAACGATGTCCGATCTACGCGCCCAACCGGGCGACCTGATTGCACAGGTTCAGCAGGGAAAAACCTTCACCGTCACTAAGCAGGGGAAGCCCGTTGCCGTGATTCACTCGCCAGAGCCTAACGCCCTTGAACTTGGGGCCGCGCTTCGGCGGATACCTGTCGCCAAGGGATAATCACCTTATTTCAATAGGAGACATAACCCCATGACAACCCCCGCTTCGCAACCGGACAGAATGACGGATGAGAGACTGGCTGAGATAGCCAAACACGCCGTTTCGCTTCCTCCCGAAGAATTGGAAGGGTGGAGCGTTATCTATGAACGCCGCGACCTCCTCTCGCACGACGCCGCCCTCTCCGCGAGCGCGACGGATAAAACACCTTAACCCACTCCCACTATGTGCAATTACAAGTCAGCCATCGCCGTTCAAGACGAATCCGCAAAGGGCGGTTTTCGCCTTCTGCTGTCTCCCTGGACCGAATCCCATTCGGAATTGGAGACCATCTTCAAACTCAACTACGGTCCGCGCCTGAATTACGCCAAGATCGAGTTCTCGCCCGAAAGCCTTGCCACAGCGCATCAGGTCGAAACCTACAAATTCAATCTCGACGAGGAGCGAAAACCCGAATGGTTCACGGACGAAATCCAGGACGCCGTGATCGAGCGCATGAAGCAATACGTCTCGGGCATCATCGTTACAGGCGACGTTGCGCTCCTGATCGGCGGCCAATTTGTGATCGCTCCTTCCGCGAAGATCGAATGTGCGCACGCGATGGTTATTTCCTCGATTTGTGGCGGCACCGTGAACGCGATTTGTGGCGGCACCGTGAACGCGATTTGGGGCGGCACCGTGAACAAGATTTGTGGCGGCACCGTGAACGAGATTCGGGGCGGCACCGTGAACAAGATTTGTGGCGGCACCGTGAACGAGATTCGGGGCGGCACCGTGAACGCGATTTGTGGCGGCACCGTGAACGAGATTTGTGGCGGCACCGTGAACGCGATTTGTGGCGGCACCGTGAACGCGATTTGGGGCGGCACCGTGAACGCGATTTGGGGCGGCACCGTGAACGCGATTTGTGGCGGCACCGTGAACGAGATTTGTGGCGGCACCGTGAACGCGATTTGTTGCGGCACCGTGAACAAGATTTGTGGCGGCACCGTGAACGAGATTCGGGGATACTTCTCTGGCCTGATAGGGGGGATCTACAGTGGCGCGACCATCGTTAAAGACAACAGGCCGAAGGAGGCCGCGAGCGCGACGGAGGTGAAGAAATGAGCGCGCCTGTCCGGTCGCTGATCGTCAGAAAGATAATCAAGAAAACCGGGGCGCACAAGAAGTCGCAGCGCAGGGTTTCGAACGGTCGTGAAATCTGGGAGTACAAACTGACATGAACAGCCTACCCATCGTCAAATGCTGCCCGTTCTGCGGACATCAGGCCGGATTTTCGTTCGACAACGGGTTTTCAAACAACCCGATGAAACAAGTGGACACGGTTCGGATAACGCTTGCGTGCCAGCGCACGGTCAATTGTAAGGTGGGGCCGTCGATTATGAAAGATGTCAGCATCTCGGCCCCATTTCATACCCCGACTTGGGAAGAAAGAGATTTCTACACGCGCCTGACGAACGTGATCAGCGAGCTTGCGGCTGAGTGGAACTACCGGCCCTTGGAGCCAAAGCCAAAGCCGGATCCGTCCCAAGTTTAAACGGGCACCCCGATGAACCACTGGACGAAACGGTTTCTGGTCGAAATCAAGTACAGTGGGGTTGACGGGTTCGGTAACGAGGTTGTCTTCACAACGTGGAGCCTTGGGACAACGGTGAGGGGTGCTATCATGGCTTGGCATCGCGGACCCTTCCACGGGGTCAGGATTGTCTCAACGAGGGTCTGGGCGGGTAACCGGCACCACATGAGGCAGTCCCACGCGGCTCCCACCAAGGAACGCGCCAAGGGGTTTTTGCAGGAGCCCGTGCAGGCATACCAAGGGATCGAGAACGTAGAGGATCAGCACCGTCAACTCGCTGTGGTTTAAACAAGTATTGACACTGCCGGAAAATGGCAGGGAATGGTGTGAAAGCACATGGCATCACCCATTCCAAAGAACCCGAGAAAGGGAGTCTCCCGGCAGAGACGCTGGCAGATCAAGATGAAGGAATCTGGCCGGTGCATCATTTGCGGCAAGCCGCGTGAGCACTACGCGCAGCATTGCGACGAGTGCTGGAGGTCGATCACGAACCGGAAGCCGTGGCAACCCGGCTACCCCGGTCGCCCGCCAAAATCGGCTGTCAGACTTGCGTTTCCGAATAAATCGGGACAGATGATCATCCTATGAGCAAAGCACATCCCGGCTTCAAGGCCGTCGCCGAAAAGGTCGCGTCGAAGGAGGGAATGCCGTTCGCAAGGGCGGCGGCAATCATCGCTTCCGGTGCTCACAATGCGAGTGCCAAGGCCAAGCACGCCAACCCCGCGCTAAAAAAAGTCAAGGGCTAGTCCCCGTTTAAACCATGAACAACAATCCCGACCATCTCCCCCAAAACCCACCCATCCACCAGTTCACCTCCCGTCCCGACAAGCCTCAGGCCCAGCACAATGACGCCCCCGAGGGGACGCCTTGCGGGTCTTCCGCCGAGGGCGCGTGCGAGGACAGCGGATCGAAGTGGCTCAAGTCCGACACCGCCAGCAGGCTGCGCGAGGTGTCGAGGGAAGGCTGACCATGCCCTACGTCTCAAAAAAGCAGCGGGGGAAGTTCCACGTTCTTGAGGCGCAGGGGAAGATTTCCCCGAAAATTGTCTCCGAGTTCGACAAGGCGAGTAAGGGGCTGAAGCTGCCCGAGCGCGTTGTCCACAAGGCCAAGACCCCTCTCCCCGCCGTCCGGGGAGGATCCCCAGCCGACTATCCCTTTGCACGCGCATCGTCCCTGACCCGAAACTAAACCGTGGGTGAAGTAAGGAAAAACACCGTGCCGACCGAACTGACGGGCGACACGAAGAAGGATGTCATCCTCTCGGATCCCGAGATCCGTCAGCACACCGACCACGGCATCAACCACGCAGCCTGTTTCGTCATGGCGGCGAAGGGCATAAGCCTCAGGGAAATATCGAAGGCGTGGAACTGCTCCTACCTGAAGCTGTTGAGGCGGTGCTCCGACGAGGACTGGCCGGGGCTCATCCGCAAGTACGGTGAGATTTTCCAGAGGAAGATCCCGATCCCCGAGCAGTCCCCGGACGAGATTGCGAAGAAGCTCAAGAAGATCGAGGAGAACCGGGACCGCACGATCAGCGCAGCGACCGGGCTCATGCAGCAGATCCAGCACATCATTGACCAGATCTCAACGAAGCAGGAGCAGAACCCAGACGCCTTCATGGATCCGGAAACCATTTCAGACCTTGCCCGGTCCGTGAAGCTGCTGGGAGAGATTTCGATGGTGGCGCACGGGGACGAGTACGCTGTCAAGGGAGGGGTTGGCCAGCCGAGGCCGGGAAGCAATAACCTCGTACCCATGCTCCAGATCAACATCCCGGCCATCGTCGCCGCCCCGAGGCACCTCAAGCGCGTCAGGGAAACCGTCGAGAAGATCAACGAGAAGATCGAGCAGGGCTTGCCCGAGGAGGGCGATGGATCCGAGCAGTTGACTCTGGAGACTTCCGATGCCCGCAACCCTAACTAAACCCCTAGCCTCGCGCAGGGAAAACACCCCTAAGGATTGGTACAAGCCGGGAAAGTCCATCCGCGAGTTCCACAACTCCTCCGCGCTGATCCGGGTTCTGATCGGTGGGCGCGGGAGCGGAAAGACCACGGGGTGCGCGGTCGAGGCGATAAGGCACTGTTTAAACTTCGCGGGGGCAAAGGTGCTGTGCGTGAGGAAGACTCAGGTCAGCAATCAGGACACATCGGTAAAGACCTTCAATGACACCTACGACCGGTACGGCTACCGGATCGCCATTGACGAGGAGTTGAGCCTGTTCCGTAAGTGGAACGGCGGCTTGCGCGTCCGGATCCCGTCCGCTGCGGCGGTCGATGCCTACAACGAGTTCATGGCTTCCGGCCACCACACCCGGCAGCAGATCGTAAGCTGGATCGACAACGAGGGGGACCGGCTTTGCAGCTACATCGAGTTTCGCGGCCTGAAGGACGAGCAGAAGTCGGAGGGGCAGTTGCGCGGCTACGAGTGCTCGATGGGCATCTTGGTCGAGGCCGACCTGATGGAGGAGCGCGACGTTGACCTGATGGTGGGGTGTTTGAGGTGGAAGGACGCCTACGGGGACGAGATCCCCGACTACTGCATCATCCTCGACACCAATCCCCCGGACCCGGACCACTGGATCGCCGACCTTGAGAAGAAGCATTCCTCCTCCGACCGGTACGCTTTCTGGCACATCCCCACCCATGAGAACCGCCAGAACCTGCCCAAGGGCTACATCGAGAACCTAGAGTTGCAGTATGCCGACAAGCCCGCCCACTACAGGCGGTATCTGCTTGGGGAATACGCCGACCTTTTCGAGGGGAAGCCCGTCTATTTCGCCTACAAGACGGACAAGCACTGCGCCGTCGATCTTCCATTCCCGAAGGGTGCCTACCTTATTCGCGGCTGGGACTTTGGATCCACCCACGCCGTCACATTCAGCGCGTACTTCAAGCTGGATTTCGACCTTGGGGGCAGGCAGGTCCCGTTCGAATACTGGTGGGACCTGCACGAATATTACGACGAGCAGAGCGACGTTGAGCGTCAGTGCCGCGCAGTGATCGAGATAACCGAGGCCCAGTTCCCGTTCGTCGGAGACAGGAGCATTTGCAGCGGCGTCCTCGACTTCTGCGACCCGGCTGGCGCGGCGAGGAAGGATACGGGAGCCTCGATCCCGGTCCTCAATGCGAACGGATTCTTCCCTAAGTACCAGACATACGTCAGGTCCCTCCACACCACCATCGCCATAGGAAACCGGCTGATGGAGATGAAGGACCCGTCAGGACGCTACCAGTACCGCATCGACCGCCTTCACTGCCCGCGCCTGCACCGCGCCCTCGCCGGGGAATACCGATACCCGTTCAAGGGAGAGCCCGGATATTCCTCCGGGGAACCGGTCAAGGGACCGAGGGCGAACGGAGCAGACCACATCGCCGACGCATGGCGGTACGCCATCATCAACTGTATGCAGCTTGCCCGAAAAATGATGGACGAAGCCGCGAAGAATCTCTCCGGTCCCATCCGCACCAAGCCGCGCAGTTTAAACCGTAAGAAATCGTATTGAATTGACTCTGTGTTTTTTTGAGGTCATTTCGGTCCCAAAGGCCACACTTATTTCCCAAGATGAAAAAGACATCGCTAGAAATTTCCGACAAGGAAAAATACGGGGACATATCACCCACCGCTTCTTTCTCAGGAAAGAAACCCAGCGAGCAGAAATCTTGCCCAAGGATTGATTTGGTCGGCAAGCAGATCGCCGCGTTCGGCCTTGAGGACGCCAAGGTGGGTGACAAGTTCACCGCCACGATTCACGGCGTGGTCAAGGCGATGTCTGCCGGTGACCGCTATGACGCGGGAAATCCGGGCAAGTCCGAGATGACCCTTTCCTGCACCCACTGCACCGCCGAGGACGAGAGCAAGGGCGGCGCGGACGAGACTCCCGAGAGCGAGGAGACGCCCGAGGACGAGGAGAAGGAAACCCCGGATGAGGAGAATGCCGAGGAGGAGTCCGGGACCGAGGAGGAGCCCGAGGGCAAGGGTGCCAACGCCGACGAGGAAAGCTCCGCAGACGAGGAGAGCGAGGGCGAGAAGGAGGAGGCAGACACCGAGACGAATGCTTCCAACGACGAGGGGCAAGGCACCACCAAGACCAATTCCGGAGGAAAGAAGAAGAATACCGGTGTGGGCTTCAAGAAAAAGCCTGTTTCCCCCGAGGAAGCAAATCTCGACTAACAAGGCCGCTCTGCGGCCCGCTGTACGATGCCACTAAGCCTCACAGCGAGAATAGACGCCGACGAAGAATTTCGCAGGCGTATGTTTAAACTCTGCACGGACTATGTGCAGAACTCTCGCTTCCAACTGGACTTTTACACATCGGACTACGATGTGGCTCACGATATCCTGCAATGCTACAACATGATGACAACGCAGGACTATGTGAAGCTGGCGAAGGGCCATCCCCGCCGCTACGTCCTGCCGGTCACAACGACGCACATCCACACGATGACCTCGTTCCTGACCCAGACTTTGTTTGGCGACCAGTGTCCGCACAAGGTTGATCCGGGGACTCCGAAGGACGAGGGCGCATCGCGTGCGATGAACGAACTGCTCTGCTGGAACGCCGAGCAGCAGCAGGCCGGGATCTACCAGCTTGGATGGTTCTGGGTCGAGAACGCGCTGACCTACAACCGGGGAATCTTCTACGACTGCTACCAGTCGATCTACAAGGCGCAATGGAGCGAGGAGCCGATGGTTGACGAGGAGGGCCAGCCCGTCATCGACCCGGCAACCCAGCAGCCCAAGACCGAGCTTCGCAAGGTCCGCAAGCGGGTTGGGGGATACTGCCGCATGGAGGTGGTCAGCCCCTATGATTTCTACATCGACCAGAATATGCCGATGTACCGGATGCAGGAGGGCCGCTTCTGCGGCCACCGCATCAACGTCGCGTGGAACGACCTAGACCAGCGTTCCAAGCTGCCCGTCGATGACCCGCGCTACATTTCCCCTAGGGCGGTCAAGGAATTGAAGATGAAGCCAGCGAAGTCGCTGGGCTACCCGACACCCGGAACCATCACGGGCGGCACGGCGATGGAACTGGTCAGCCGCACCGCCTACGAGCGCACCCGCATCAACACCCCGCTCGATTCCCGCTACGACGCGAAGGATCCCGGCGTTGTCAGCATGGTGGAACTCTGGGTAAGGATCATTCCGAAGGACTACGACATCGATGACCGCACCGAGCCTGTGATGTACCAAGTGGTCATGGGCAACGAGCGCGAAGTCCTCGCCATGAATGAGTCCGTGTACGAGCACGATATGTTCCCGTACTCGGTCGGAGAGCCGAGGCCGTCACCCTTCTACCAATACACCCCGTCCTACATCATGCTCCTGAAGAACATTCAGGACTATGTGGACTACCTCAAGAACCGCCACATGGATGCGGTTACGAGGACCGTGGGCAACGTCTTCCTCGCCAAAAGCCACCTGATCGACATTCAGGATTTCGAGGACCCGGACAAGGAGGGGAAATTCATCTCCATCCTCCCCGAGGCGGGCAACCTTCCCATCAGCGAGATCATCCGTCAGGTCCCCATCGTGGACACCACGGCGAACTTCATCAACGAGATGCGGGAGTTCATTAACTTCGCCGAAAGCACCTCCGGGGCAACCCAGTCGATGCAGGGCGGTTTAAACCAGTCCGACGCCACCGCGACCGCATTCCAAGGCTCGCTCCACATGGCGCAGGGCCGGATGTCTGCCATCGCCCGACTCCTCTCCGTGCAGGGAATCGTCCCCCAGACCAAGCGCATCGTCGCCAACTTCCAGCAGTTCTACGACGGCGAGCTTATCCGGCGCATCGAGGGTCCCGACCTTCTCGAAATCGACGGCAGTCAGGAGGACACCATCACGATCACGCCGGATGTCATCCAAGGCGAGTTCGACTACCGACCGCACGACGGAACCCTGCCGGGTCCGGACGCACGCAGGGTCGCCGCACTCACCCGCGTCATCGAGTCGATGCCCACCTTCCCGCAGCTTTTCCAGCCCGGCAAGACCAACATCAACCCCAAGCGCGTCTTCATCGATATGTTCCGCATCGCCGGAATGAAGCCCGAGAGCTATACTTGGAGCGATCAGGAGATGGCAGAGGCCCAGCAGGCGATGCAGCAGGCCCAGCAGCAGCAGGCAGCTTCCATGCAGAAGCCGCCCGAACAGATCCGGCCCAGCATGAACGTCGCCGTCAAGTGGGAGCAGCTTACCCCGGAGGAGCGCGTTCAGATCATGGGAAAGATCGACGTTCACGAACCCCACCTCATGCAGCCCGGTATGCCGCCGGTCCCCATCGTCCCTCCCGGTCAGGTTCCCCCTCGCCCAATGCCCGGTATGCCAAGGGCTCCCAGCGCAACCCAGCGCAGGCCCGGCCCCCCCAATCAGGGCGGTCCCAGAAGCAGGCCGATGATCCCCATCATCAAGCCAGCCGCACCTCCAGAAGCACGGCCAGTTTAGTATTGACGCAAGCGGACTTTGCTCAAAAGTTTCCCGCGTGTCAATTTTGGTCAAGACCGCAACCGAGGCTACCGGAATGTCCGACTCGCAGATCCGAGAGATCTGCCGCGTGATGCCCGACAGCCCGCTCAAGAAGTACATCGAGTACCAGCTTGAGAAAACCGTCCTCGACCGAAGGATGAATTTCGATCCGAAAACCCAAGCCGACTTCGATTTCAATCGAGGCGTCATCGAGGGTTTAAACATAGCCAAGGGCATTTTGAACCGGAAACCTTAACTCATGCCAACCATGCCGCCATCCGCTGCCGCAACTCCTCCCGCAGATTCTGGAAGACTCCCCGGAGTCTCCGTCTCAGACGCCTTCGGCCTTCCTAAGGACTGGAGCCTAGCCGAATCCCTGCGCGGCGTGGCCGGTGACAAGGAGTCCATCGCCCCCGAGCCCGAAAAGGCTCCCGGCACCCCCGATCCGGACAAGATGGAGACGCAGCACGCGGAGGAAACGCCTCCCGACGAGGGCAAGGCAAGCACTCCCCCCGCCGACGAAAAGCCCCCGGTTGAGCCCGAAAAGAAGGCTCCCGCAGACAAAAAGCCCGAGGCTCCCGCCGCAAAGCCCGCCGCCAAGGCTCCCAAGCAGCCCGCGAAGCCCGCCGCCAAGAAGGAGCCGGAAGCCCCCTCCAAGATCAAGGTTGGCGACAAGGAGTACACCGCCGAGGAACTTCAGAAGCTCCTCACCGAGAAGGAAGCCAAGGCTACCACCAAGGAGGAAATCGACTCCGCCGCCGCCGCTGCCGCCGCTGCCGCCGCAGCAGCAAAGCCTTCCGACAAGACTCCGGAGCAGCAGGCCGCTGCCGCCTCCGAGCTTGCCAAGAAGGAATCCGACTGGATCGAGGATGCCTCAAAGAAACTCAAGCCCACGCCCATCGATGACGAGACGATGGACAAGATCCTCACCGGGGGACCCGAGGGCATCAAGGCTTTCGAGGAGGTTCGCCGCAAGGACATGGCCCGCGCACTGATCGAAGTTCGCAAGGACATCGTGAACCAGTTCAAGCCCATGATCGAAGCCGTGGACCGTTTAAACTCAGTCCACATTCAGGCCGAGGAGCAGCGCATCGAGGGGGAACTCATTGCGGAATATCCCTACATCGAGCCCCACATGGATCTCGTCCGAGAATACGCGAACGCTCTCATCAAGCAGAACCCCGAGGCCGTAGCCAAGATGTCGCAGGCTGAGTTCAACAAGATGACCGTTGATCTCACCGTGAACCACATCCGAAAATACGACAAGGGATTCGGTCAGGCCGCTCCCGCCGCGCCAGCTTCCGCAAAGGCACAGCCAGCAGCACCCGCTGCCAGACCCGCTGCCGCGCCTGCACGGCGCACCCCGCAGCCCCCGGCGGGAAATGTTCCCGCTCCCACGGGGCAGGGAGGTGGCAAGGATCGCGGATTCCAGAAGTCGGCCATCGAATCGCTGATGTAGTTATTGTAGGGATACGTTTTTCTGAATCGTTTCATTCGGAAATAGGCGTTATCTCGGAGCGTCGGTACGATCTATTGTAGGCTAAAAGGCCGCAATAGTTTACATCCCAAACTTTCCGTAAGGACGAAAGTTGTTGACATAAGGACTATATTCCTGTTTGGGTCCTGCATCGTAGCACAGTTTAAACCCAAACAGGAGTTCCAATCATGTCTTTAATTTCTGGCCTACTGTCCGTTCAGAACGCGGACCCGGATGATCTCACTGGCGAGTGGCAGCAGCACGTAACTGTCCGTCATGCCAAGGGGATCGGAAGCGGTGCCGTCCTCTTCGCGTTGATGACGATGTTGAGGAAAGAAAACGCGGAGGCGACGGAGTTCCACTGGTTTGAGCGGAATCCGGTTCGCAACGACTATTACTCCGACGCGGGGTATAACGCGAGCGTGACCACCCTTGGGTGGAACGACGGCGGGACCCCGGCGAATGCGGTTTGGCCGGGACTGGCCCTGAACACGGTGCTGGAGAACTCGCGGACGGGAGAGTTCGTGCGGGTGACCGCCGACGCGACGAGTTCGGCGGTTAGCGTGGAGCGCGGCCATGCGGGAACGACGGCGGCAGCGGTGCTGATCGGCGACCTGTGGACGCGGATCGCGGTGACGGCGGAGGAGGGATCGGCCCCCACGACCTCGATCTACGAGACCCCGGACGAGTTGGTGAACTACGTCGAGACGTTCAACGCCTCGGTATTCCTGACCAACGCCTACAAGGGGACGGTCCTGAGGACGGACATGGCGGGTCCGCTGCGGGAACGCCGGATCTACGCGCTGGAAAAGGTTTCCGGCGACATCGAGAAGAGCTTCCTGCTCGGGCGGCGCAACCGCCTGATCGGCGCGACGAACGGCGCGTACATCTACTCGACGGGCGGCATCCGTGATGCCCTCGTCAAGGGTGGGTACACCAGCAACATCCTGAACGGCCTCGGTGCCGCCGGATGCCCGCTGTCCACGTTCCTCGCGTGGCTCCAGTCTTTCATGGTGTTCGGAAGCCCGTCGAAGCTGGCCTTCTGCGGCCCGAATGCCTTTGCGGCGGTCAGCAACTACGCGAACAGCGCGGCGAGCGGCTTCCGCATCATGAACAACGAGACGGTGTTCGGGATGAACATCACGACCATCGTCACGCCGTTCGGGATTCTGGAACTGACGTTCCACCCGCTCCTACAGGAGTCCACCGCCTACCAGTCCTCGATGTTCGTGGTCGATCTGCCGAACGTCGTGATGAAGGTGATGGAGCCCCTGTTCTTGGAGCCGAACGTCCAGACTCCCGGACAGGACGCCTACAAGGAGCAGTTCCGGGCCAAGTACGGCCTGAAGCTGAAGTTCGCGCAAGCCTTCGGGTACGCGAACAGCCTCCAGAAGATCATCGCTGGCTGAGTTTAGGATTGACGTAACGATCAAGAGCCGAAGCATTCGGGAATGATCGAAACGTCACGCCAAGTACGAAGCCCTGAAGAAATCTTGAACACACCCCGCGACACGCCAACTGGTGTCGCGGGCACAAAGGAGGGGACGAAAAAGACACCTGTGGAACCCGAGCCGATCATCGAGCGTCCGCTATCCGCGACGGTCAAGATCGACAGGGAAACCTTCAAGGCCATCCGATTCGTCAAGAACACCAACCCAAGGGAGCGAATAACCTTCGAAGACGGCACGAAGTTCGTCTTTCCCGGCCAAAGCTACCTGTGCCAAGATTTTGAGATCGCAACCCAGATTCTGAAAGTAGCAGACCGCTACAGCATCGTCATCCAATAACGTCCACACCACCATGAAGAAGTCCTATTCCGAAGCCTCCAAGCCCGGCAGCACCAAGGGTCCGAGCGGCGGCAAGGTTCATTCGCCCAGCAACACCCCGGAGGAGCAGATCGCCACCATCGGCGGGATGCCTCCCACGAAGAAGATCGACCAGATCGACAAGGAAAACACCCCCAAGTCCGCGCCGGGAGCCGTCCACGGCATCTGACGCGCAGGTTCTACGTCGCGGTCAGGTTGGTGTGCGCGGTCCTTGGGCGGCGGCTCCCGGTGCGGGACCGCCGCCTTTTTCGTTTCGTTTAAACTAACATGGCAATTCCCCAAAGTTTCAACGACGTAATCGCCATCCTGAATACGAGTGTAAACAGGCCGGATATTGCGCCGAGCTACGCGGATTTCATCAATCGGGCGGTTCGTGACACGGCGGCGGCGCATTCATTTGAGCAGATGAAGGCGACGGCGACGGTGACGTTGCCAGCCGGTGCGGGAACGATTGCCCTTCCGCTGAACTGGAAGGAGCCGCAGAACGGGAGGTTCTGGTCGTTTGCAAAGATCGGAAGCGGGACGCAGGCACCCTGCCCGGTCTACAGCAGGAGCGAAATAGAGCGTCTGGCGGCTTCGTTCCTTCCAAGCCCATACTTGGTATTCACGCAGGACAACTCGGCCTTCCAGCTAGGTTTGCTGCCTCCTGCGGTGGCATCGGCGGCATGGGCGATCCTCGTCTATTACTACGCCTACCCGGATGTGGTGACCGACCTGACAAAGGGTACGCCATTGCTGACGTTTTACCCGAACGCAATCCTGTCGAAGACGCTTTCCCTGATTTTCCAGTCAATCAGCGATCCGGTGTGGCAGGAGCATGAGCAGGCGTGGCAGACTGAGATGCAGCGGATAACCGGGGTCGATGTTGGAGCGGCGAACGCCGCGCCCCGGCCCGACAAGGAATAACCCATGACCTTAGACCAATACCGGACCCTTCTCCTCGACTGCACCAAGCAGGACACGCAGATCGGGATTCTGACCACATGGGTCAACACGGCCCTGTCCGAGCTACAGCGTAGGCGGTCGTGGCGCGGCATGAAGAACACGATCAGCCTGACGATTCCCGGAGGGAACGGATCGGTCAACCTGCCCGCTACGTTCAAGGAGCCGCAGAGCGGAATCAATCCACTGCGCGGAACGGATGCGACAACGCCGCAGGGGTTTGTGAACTGGTTTCTCTACAGCAAGCAGGAGGTGATGCGGCTGCTGGAGATTCAGGTTGGAGCCCCGGACCGGAAGGCGTACATCGACTTCGACGGCACGAACTGGAGTTTAAACACTCTGGGTCAGGTCGGATCAACGACCACCTTCCAACTCGACTGCTACCTTTATTTTGCGGACCTGTCCGGTGGTACGGATTCGAATTACCTGACGAAGGAATATCCAATGCTGGTGCTTGAACAGGCGAAGCAGTACGCCTACCGGCACGTTGGAACCCCGGACGCCTTGCAGATGGCACAGGCTGCGCAGGCCGAAGTTGAGCGTCAGTACCAGCTTGCGGCTGCGGATGACGGCTTCCGCGAGGTTCGCGGAAGAAGGTTCAGGATGTCTGGCTTCTAGTTTAAACAGGAACTCTTATGTCTCTCCCCATCATCGATCCTACCCAACCCGCCGACTCAAATGCGATCAGCGCGGGAGCATCAGAAATCCGCAAGATTTGGACGTACCTTCAGAATTTCCTGAGTGTGTCGTTCAACATGACCACGGGGGAGCTGAACGCCTCGGCTGTCCCGAACGGCCTTCCGACACCGTATGGCGCGGCGGGGACGATCCTGCGGTCCACGGGACCGAGTTCAACCCCCTCATGGGATGTGGTGGGGAATTTCATTCCGGTGGGTTTAATCGCCCCGTATGGCGGTGCCTCGGTTCCCTCGGGGTGGCTGGAGTGCGACGGATCCCTGGAATTGATTGCAACCTATCCGGCCCTTGCCGCGATTTTAGGCACAACCTTCGGAGGCGACGGGGTTACGAATTTCGGGCTCCCGAACCTAAAGGGTAGGACAGCGGTTGGCCTAGGGACCGGTGACGCACCCGACGCGACGAACTGGACTCTGGGCGAAAAGGAAGGCGAGGAAACCCACACGCTGACCGTTGACGAAATGCCCGCCCACACCCACAGCGTTTCGGCGAATTTGAATAACGCGCAGGCAAACGGAAACGTGGGTGCTGCTGGTGGCATTCTCGCCGACCATTCCGCATCTGCGACCGGATCGACCGGAGGAGGCACCTCGCACAATAATCTTCAGCCCTCTCTAGGGCTTCGCATGATCATCAAGTCGTGAGACGTAAACTCGAAAAAGATTTCATGCGCCCCGGCATGGGGCGGTTTGAGGTGGTGATCAAGTCGCCGACCCTCGGGCTGATGACGCGCATTCCCGGTGACCAGCCGGATCCGCGCTATGCGACTGCGGCATCAAACGTGCGGTTTGATGATGGCGTTGTGCGGTCCGCTCCGGGTATCGAGCCGATTCTTGGATCGGTTCTCGACAGCCCGGTGTGCCTGATATTCCAGTGCAACGTGATGCCTTCCACCGGCATGAACCGTCAGGTTGCGGTGTTGATCGCCTCGGAGCAGAAGCTGTACTCGCTGACGAAGGCGAGCGAGACGGTGTTCGCTTTCCCGGAGCAGTCGGTGGTGGAGTTTCGGGGTGACCTGACCACGCACGATGCCATAAGGCAGTTGCCGACAACGCAAACCGTGATTCCTCAGACCATCGCCGTGAGCATCAGCGATGACATGGAGATCTGGAAGCTGCGGCAGCGTGCGGTTGGCGAGGATGACAACGACAATGGCTTCATTCTCCCGTTCGATTACGGCCTCGTTTCAAACAATAAAATCTGGGTGAGGATCCGCTGATGTACCAATTCCCGCTTCCACAGGCACAGGTCGTTGCATTCCAAGGCCAGATCACCAGCATCGCCGGGATCCGTGGAATCCCCACGCTTGGCCTACAATTCCCGTGCGCCTATGTTTTCAGCCTGAACGATGACAGTCAGGAGTGGAAGCTGCGGGCAAAGGGAGCGGGAGAGGCGGATGATGGAGTCACCTTCCTGCTTCCAAACGATTACGACTCGATGACCAACAACGTGATCTGGGTGAGGACACTCTGATGAAAAATCTGTTTAAACTGATCTTTACGGTTTGGTTTTCGCTGGCAATTTGTGGCGGCGCGTTAGCCCAGCATCAGGCGGTCACGGTGTTGCCAAACGGGACATCGGGACACATCGGAACGATCAACACTTCGGGGATAACCTACTACAATTTTAGTTCCGGAATCACTGTGGATTTCACCGGGGTAACGATTGTGGGGGGGACAGGGGAAGCGCGTCATGGGGTGCGATCACCGGAACGCTTACAAACCAGACCGATCTCGTCTCTGCTCTTGGCACCAAGGCACCGGTTACGACGGCAACAACGAGCCAGCTTCTCGCGGGAAACGGATCCGGTGGATTTACAAATATTACTCTGGGGACGAATCTTTCCCTTGCCGGGGCGACCCTTAACGCAAGTGGGAGCGGAACGTGGGGATCAATCACGGGAACCCTATCGAACCAGACCGATTTAAACACGGCACTGAACGCAAGGATCACAGCACCGGCCACTCCGTCCCTGAACAATTTCCTTTATTGGAACGGATCGGCATGGGCGAACGCGACTCTGGGAACAAACCTTTCGATGTCTGGCAGCACGCTGAATGCGTCAGGAGGGGCAGGCAGTGCAAACTGGGGATCGATTGGAGGAACGCTTTCTGCACAGACGGACTTGAGCAGTGCGCTGGCCGGTAAGCAATCGACGCTTACATTTGCCCAATCCGTCACGAATGGATCCGGGACGATCACCCTAACCGGGGATACCCCTACTCCTGCGGCCTCGTACTACTACGGGACAAATTCAAGCGGGACTCGCGGCTGGTTCGCCATTGCGAATCCGACAGCACTTTCGTTCTCGACCGGCCTGACAAATACCCTCGGGACGATTACGGTAAACGCAATCAGCCTTGCGAGCGCGGGATCCGGCGGGGTGACCGGGAATCTCCCGGTTGGGAATTTAAACAGCGGGACATCGGCATCGGCATCGACGTACTGGCGCGGAGACGGGACATGGGCAACGCCTCCGGGGACCGCGTACACGTTTTCCCAGTCGGTCTACAATTCCTCAGGCACGGTCACGCTGACCAACGACAGTGCTTCTCCGGGGAACAGTTATTATTACGGGACGAACAGCGGAGGAACTAAAGGATGGTTCGCAATCCCTAATCCGACC